TGCGTAAGTGGGTTGTTAATAACTCTGACATTGACCAGAGCCGTATCTTTAGATCAATCTATGATAACCTTTGTAACTATCTAAAGCCCGAGAGTGTGCCAATGGCTGTGGTTACTCTTGCTAAGTATCAGTATCAGTCCGCTTTCGTCGCTGATCAAGAGTTGAACTTGGTCGCATGTCTAACTGAATTGATGGTAGAATGTGAGGTGAAGTAATGGATGTGTTTCGTGATTTGATTCCATCCATTCTTCAAACAAAGAAGAACGTCCTTGAAAACGACAAGGACTATCCAGCTTTCGTAGTGAACCGGGCTCTCTCGTTTCACTACGATTGCGTTCTTCAAGCAAATGAAATGAACCAGAATCCTGGTTTACCTGCATCCATGCAATACCAGTATTTGCTAAATACAGTGAGAGGCTATAAAAGGCCTTTTCGCAAGTGGGAGAAGCGTGAGACCATTGATGACTTAGAAGCCGTCAAAGAATACTATAACTATTCTAACGAAAAGGCCCGAGAAGCATTGGTTCTACTGGACGCTAACCAACTCGAAACAATAAGAAAAGCAATCGACAAAGGTGGCACAAATGACAGTAAACCTAGACGAGTTCGTGGAAGTTAAACTTCCGGACCCTCAGGCCTTCCTTAAGGTGAAAGAGACGTTAACCCGTATTGGTGTAGCGTCTAAGAAAGATAAGACACTCTATCAGTCATGTCATATTCTACATAAGCAAGGCCACTACTATCTCGTTCATTTCAAGGAGATGTTTATGTTGGATGGAAAACCAACAGACTTCTCAGAAGAAGATCGTGGTAGAAGAAACACTATCGCTAATCTATTGGCAGAATGGGGACTAGTAACTCTAGTCACACCAAGCAAATCACAAGAACCATTAACACCTCTTAACCGTATCAAGATCATATCTTATGGTGAGAAGGGTGAATGGAATCTAGTTGCTAAGTATTCATTGGGAAAGAAACGTTTTTCAGATACAGAATAAGAAAGTGAGTTCGTTATGACAACATTGAGAATATGGAAAACAAATCCTGCCGTCCAGCTTCCTAAACACCAGACGGCACAATCAGCCTGTTTTGACCTAGCCTTTCAGACCGCAGGAAAGAATAGCTATAAGGGTTATTCTCATATGAATAAGCCTTTCTCCAGAGAGATGAAGGATCGTCTTACCATCGCTCCAGGTGAGCGGGCGCTCATTCCAACGGGGTGTATCATGGATATACCAGAAGGCTTCTCCGTGCGTCTCCACGCTCGTTCCGGAACGTCTCTAAAGCAGGGTCTAGTCCTTGCTAATGCCGAAGGTGTGATTGATTCCGATTACGTTGAGGAAGTGTTTATCATACTTCACAATATCTCTGGTAATGCCGTTACCATTGAGAACGGTGACCGTATCGCCCAGGCGGAACTTGTTAAGAATGTGGAATACACCGTCGAAGAAACACCAGCACGACCACTACCAAAGACCAGCCGAGCAGGTGGATTTGGTTCTACAGGTATCACAAACCAACACAATATGGTCGTCATAAATATTCCAGAAACTAAAGAGGTCAAGGTTGAAGAACCTGCGCCTGTTAAACGTGGTAGAGGTAGACCAAGAAAGAATGCCTAAAGCCCATAGAGTTGGTGATCAAAGAATGTGTGGTGCCGTTACGACAAGTGCTGGCATCAACACAAACGTTTTTGTTAACGGTCAACTGGCATCCGTTGTTGGTGACCTTGACAGTCACAATAACCTTGGTGCTTTGATATCACAATCACCTGGCACTATTTTGATTAACGGCATTCCTATGATCGCTGCTATCATGGATCAAGGTTCGCCAGATCAAGAAGGTATTGTTACACACGTTACAGGACTACCAACTCCAGGCACAGGATCGCCTAACGTCAATATGTATGGTGGTCAAGGCACATTCGGCGGTGGATTAGGAAACTTTGGTCTATCTGGTGTTCCCGGTATCGGTGAGGTCATGCAAATCGGTTCTCAGATTGTAGGACAAGTATATCGCACCGCAGTTCAAAGTGGTAGTTCGGGAATGATGGCTCTTAACAATATGAATCCTGCCGTAACTCCACCGACGGTCAATACAACCATTACAAGTGCTAATACAGGAAAGACATTTACGTTTACCTCGTATTATACCTCTTGACAAGTTTGTGACAATTACTATATAATGTTATGACGATAGCCGAAAGGTATCGTCCTTATACTCTCGCTGAAAAGGAGAACTAATATGACAAACGACTATTTCGGAATCCCAACCGGCCTTGCCCGCCAGTTTATCGGCTTTGAACAAATGCTAGATAAGATTAGAGAGGCAAGCGAAACCCTTCCTAAGATTCCATCTTACCCTCCATACAATATCAAGAAGATTGACGATGAACATTTCGTGATTGAAATGGCTGTCGCTGGCTTCGGTAAGACCGACCTTGATATTGAATTGAAAGATGGTACGCTAACCGTATCTGGTAGTCATGATGCAGATGACAAGGATTATATCTACCAAGGTATTGCTAATCGTGCCTTTACTCGCAAGTTTACTCTTGCTGACACTGTTGTTGTAAAAAATGCGGAGTTAGTCAATGGTCTACTTAAAATTGCTCTCGAACGTTTTGTACCGGAAGAAAAGAAGGCGAAGAAAATCGACATCATGGATCCGTTCGGTGTCCAGGAAGTGACAAAGCAATTTCTGACCGAAGGTACTAAGACCTGGGTCGATCTAGCACAAAAGACCATGGATGCCGTGACACCTAAGTAAGAATAACAAGACCCCTCCACGCCTCTCGTAGAAGCGCACCCGGAGGGGTTACTTTTATAATGAGGTTACTATGAAACTTGTGATTGAAGAATCCCCAAAGACTGTAACAGTTATTACTCCTACAATTGGTTCTCCTAAACTTTGGGATGCTGTTGAGTCCGTCAAAGCACAAACTTATCCTTGTAAGCATCTAATCGTCCTTGATGGTCCGGATGTTAAAGCAGACCGCTTGCCATGGCCGCATGATGGTTATGATAGCATTATTGTAAAGACACCAGAGAACACAGGTAAGACTGGTGGCAACTTTTATGGTCATCGCATCTATGCGGCTTATCCACATCTACTCAATTCAGATTACATTCTATTCCTCGATGAAGATAACTGGTATGAACCTAATCATGTTGAAACACTGGTCAAGACTATTGAAGCAAAGAACCTAGACTTTGCCTATTCTCTCCGTCAGATTTATGATAATGGTAGGCATTTCCGTTGCAATGACAATTGTGAAAGCCTTGGTAAGTGGCCAATCTTTATGTCCCGTAGTTCTCGTCATGGTGAACAGTTCCTAATCGACACATCATCGTTCTGTTTCACAAGAGAGTTTATCCAAAAGACATGCCATCTATGGCATTCTGGTTGGGGTGGTGACCGTCGTTATTTCTATGCTGTTAAAGATCAAGCTAAGTTTGACACAAACGGCAAACATACACTATGCTATCGTTTAGATGGCAATCCTAATTCAGTAACAGAACAATTCTTTGTTGAAGGTAACAAGACACAAGAAGCATATTATGAAGGGAAGTTTCCATGGCTAAGGACCTGATAATTGGTGGGGCGAGCGGCTACAATTGGGATCAGTTGAAATACTGGGTCAATTCTATTAAGAAAACTGGTTTCAAGGGTGATGTTGTTATCGTTGCCACTAACATGCCAGGTGATACAGTTAAGAAGCTGGTAGAGAATGATGTTAAAGTCTATGCCTATGGTCAGAGAACGGAAGATGGTGGTATCGGTAAAACCGAGAATAACATTCCTCCACACGTTGAACGTTTTCTATTCATTTGGGATTACCTGCGCCGGAACAAGGACACTTATCGTTATGTTACCGTTACTGATACACGTGACGTTATCTTTCAGAAGGATCCAACCGAGTATCTTAGTTCTAATCTATTTGCACAGTCCATTGTGTGTGCCTCCGAAGGATTGTCATACAAAGACGAACCATGGGGAAACAAGAACCTTCTTGACACCTTCGGTCCTTTAGTGTATGATGAACTTAAAGATGGGTTGATCTACAATGTAGGAACGATTGCCGGCTTCTATGAGGAAGTTCGTGATCTACTATTACAGATTTTCTTTCAATCTGTCAATCGTCCGATTCCAATTGTGGATCAGGCAGTGTTTAACTTTCTGATTAACCAGCATCCTCTACGTGGTGAAACTCTATTCACTAACAATGTAAGTGGTTGGGCTGTCCAGTTAGGTACAACTAAGGCAGCCGTCGCTGCTGGTGCTGGTGATATCGGTTTGGCAGTTAAGCAAGATCCGTCCAAGATGGATGAATATATAAAAGTATATCAAGATGAACAGCCTGTAGTAAACGGCGACATGGTATATAATGATCATGTGGCTTTCACCATCGTCCACCAGTGGGACCGTGTTCCTGCTATCAAAGAATTGGTTATGAAGAAATATGGATAAGTTAAGACTAGGCTTTGCGGATACCTTTGATGGGGCCAAAGAGTATTTCACCACTATTCTTTCCATGAGATATGAAGTAGTCCGGGACGATCAGCGCCCGGATTATCTTATCTTTGGTGATCGTAACTTTGGTGAGACAAACGTTAGATATGAGAATTGCGTTCGTATCTTCTACACTGGTGAGAACCAGCGTCCATCAGATTATCGTCATGACTTTGCTATCACGTTTGATCATCCACAAGATCAAGCAAAGATGTATCGTTTACCTCTATATGTAATCTATGAGTTTGACCATCTAATTCATCAGAATAGAGAGCAACGACATGTGGATGATTTTGATAATAAGAAGTTTTGTTCTTTCGTTGTAAAGAATCCTGGATGCCAGTATCGCAATTCTTGGTTTCATGCATTGAGTCAGTTTCAACAGGTAGACTCAGCAGGCCCTTTATTCAATAACATGTATAATGGTTGGCGCCCAGAAACGGTTGTTGATAAAGTAAAGTTTATGAGTGACTACAAGTTCAATCTGTGTTTTGAGAATAGTTCATATCCTGGCTACTGCACCGAGAAACTATTTGAGGCTCTTTGTGCTAAGACTATTCCAATCTATTGGGGTTCGTCTACTGCTGCACTCGACTTCAATCCTAAAGCGTTTCTCAATCGTCATGACTTTGCTAATGATCAGACTTTCTTTGACAAGATCGTTTCTCTTTCTAGAAATAAAGAACTATACAATGAAATGTATATGCAGCCTATGTTCCGTGAGGACGAGTTTAATAGAAACTTTAACATACATCGTTTTTTGAATTGGTTTGAATCTAATGTTTATCAAGGTGTGATCAATGAATAAAGCCCTAATCATTACTCCCACAGGTCGTCCGATCTATCATCATGAAGATTATGACAAAGACAATCACTGGCGCTTTACAAAGCCCGAGCGCACATATGAGACTTGTGTGGTTGTCTATAATGACTTTCAGCCAGAGCCAGGAACTTATGACTATATCATTCGTCGCAAGGGTCTAAAATGGAATCTTGCACCAGAGGTTTCTAAGATCATCAACTGGCAGGACTATGATTACATCGGAGTGTGGGACGATGACTATGCTACCGATATTAAGTCTGTCAATCTTGCTTTGTCATATGCTCGGCGCTATGATTTTAGATTGTTTCAACAGGCCACTACATCATTCCAGACATACGATTGCCTCAAGCATAATCCAGAGTTTGCTTTTACCGAGACAAACTTTATTGAGTTAGGTGTTCCATTCTTCCGTAATGATATCTATCGCAAGGTTCTTCGTTTCTTGGATGCCTATAAGTATGAAGCATCCGATTGGGGCATTGATAAGGTTCTTTGTTTTTATCTACAGGCGTCGGCTCATGTGGTTCATGATTGCACAGTTAGACACATGCTACCAGATGAAAGCACCTATAATAAAGAAGATGGCTTTAGAGAAATGGAATATTTAATGCGTGACTTCTTTCCAAAGTATATGAAAGAGAACTTTGGTTTAGACTATCAGTATTCGGATGTCCAGAAAACAATAAGGGCTTATAAGCATGGATAAATTGACAAGATACATTAACTGGATTGACGTTAAGCGACAGTATCAAAACTCCCTTCCTTTCAATCATGTTATTATCGACGACTTCTTCCTACCACATGTAGCTGAACAACTCGCCACAGAGTTTCCATCATATAACAATCCTGGCCTCGGCTTCTATAACAATGCTATTGAGAACAAGAAAGTTCTTAACAAGTGGGACAAGTTTCCAAAGCTAACATATCAGGTCTTTACATACCTGGCTCGTAGTGAGTTTCTTTCTAACATGAGAGAACTTATTGATGAACCAAATCTAAACATGGATATTGGTTTGAATGGAGGCGGCTGGCATATGCATGGTCGTTCTGGAAAGAACAATGTCCATCTTGATTACAACATTCATCCAAAGCTAGGCGAACAGCGCAAACTAAACATCATCATCTATATGACACCAAACTGGAAGAAAGAATGGGAAGGTGGACTTGAAATCTGGTCGCATGATCCTGTGAACTTTGCTCCTAAGGATCTTGTCAAGACTGTGGAGAATAAGTTCAATCGTGCAGTCATCTTTGATACTACACAGAACTCATGGCACGGTCTACCTAATGAACTAAAATGTCCAGAAGGAACTGTTAGACAGTCTCTTGCGGCATACTATGTTCGTCCTGCTCCTGCTGGTGCTGATCCTCGTGGTAAGGCTCTATTCGCTCCTACTGCCGAACAAAAAGGTAACCCAGAGATTGAACAGCTAATCCGTGAACGATCAAGCGTAGCAACGGCAGATAAGTTCCACGCAGGAGACAAGTAATGGAAGAGACCGACGTTGTATTCTTTATCAATAGCGCCATGAATGTCACTGGTCGTTCCCTCTACTCTAATGATGTTAGATGGGAACAGACACAGGAAACGATTTTATCTATTGACAAACAGGTACCAAATAATATAAAATACATTATTGACGGATCGTATCTACCAATTGAGGAATACAAACTCAAATGGTTGAATGATCATGGTGTTAGGATCATTCTAACAGGCCATGTTCCTGGCGTGAAAGAAATATCTCAACACATTGCCAGTTATGGTATTGGTAACAGTATCGCAGAAACACAGTCTATGGTTCATTTCGTCAGATGGTTCAAAGCTAATCTACAAGAAAAAACCAAGGCAAAGCGTATCTGTAAGTTATCTGGTAGATATAAGATTAACGAGAACTTCAAGTGGGATGATCCTGCTTATGAAGGTAAGTATGTCTTTGTAAAGCACCATCAGTCAAACAGTCCTCGCAAAGCCGAATTAGACCTGAAAGGATTGTTTGTTGTTCGTTGCTGGCACATGGATTATGCTCTACTAGATAACTATGAAAGAGTTATCACAAACATCGCTAACGATTGCGCCGGTCTCGGTATCGATGCGGAAAACTCTTACTACAAAAACATTCCTAAAGATTTACTTTATGAAGTGGAAAAGATTGGCGTAGAAGGTTATGTCTCACCCGTGGGAGTCTATGAAAATGAGTAAAACACTATTGATTACAGGTGGTGCCGGGTTTATCGGTCACCACGTTATTGACCTGTTCTTACAGAAAACTGATTGGAACATTGTGTCACTTGATCGCCTTGACTATTCAGGCAATCTAAATCGCCTTGATGACGTTGTTCGCCGCTATCCTGCTGAAACTCGTAAGAGAGTTAAGGTTGTGTATGGTGATCTTCGTGCAGAGGTTACATCGCTACAGGGAAACTTTATTGGTGATGTTGATTACATCCTTCACATGGCAGCATCGTCACACGTTGACCGCTCTATTGAAGATCCAATGTCATTCGTTATGGATAACGTTGTCGGTACAGTAAACATTCTAAACTTTGCCCGCAAGTGTAAGAACCTCAAGCGGTTCATCTATTTCTCCACTGACGAAGTTTTCGGTCCTGCTCCAGGTACCATTACATATGGTGAGCGTGATCGTTACAACTCAACAAATCCATACTCAGCATCTAAGGCTGCTGGTGAAGAAATGTGCGTTTCGTTCGAGAACACATACAAGCTACCAATCTTCATTACTCACACAATGAACGTCTTTGGTCAGCGTCAGCACCCAGAGAAGTTTCTACCAATGTGTATTCGTAAGGTTCGCAATGAAGAAACTGTAACCATTCACTCTGATCCATCTAAGACAGTTCCTGGTTCACGTTTCTATATTCATGCTGCCGATGTTGCTGATGCAATGTATTTCCTACTACATCTAACACCAGAGCAGGAAGCAAAGGTTCATGAGCCTGATTATGGTGGAGCCAAGTGTCCAAAGTTCAACGTTGTTGGTAAAGAAGAAATCAACAATCTTGAATTGGCTAAGTATGTTGCAGGTGCAGAAGGCAAAGAACTCAATTATGAGATGGTAGACTTCCATTCATCTCGTCCAGGCCATGATCTTCGTTATGGTCTATCTGGCGAATATATGAAGTCACTTGGTTGGGAGCCTCGCTTTACTCTCCGTGAACGTATCAAGGAAGTGGTCGATTGGTCACTTGCTAACCCAGAATGGATTGAGGTGACAGAATGAGCGTAACATATACTATTATCGATCCTATGCCAGACCCACAGTGGGTATCTGGCAAGGATATTCTACCACTACTAAAAGACTTTAAGAATCCTGTTGGTATCGAGATTGGTGTTGATGAAGCACCAACAAGCTGGTTCTTTCTAAAGAATAGACCTGATCTAAAGCTATATGGAGTTGATCCATATCAGGCTTATCAGGACTGGTATCCAGAAGGCTTTATTAGCCAGCGTCAACAGGATGAAAAGTATGATAACATGCGCCGCCGTACCGAGGAGTTTGGTGATCGTTGGAAGCATTATCGTCTAACGTCAGATGATGCCGTTCGTCTATTTGATGATAACGCATTTGATTTTATCTTTATCGATGGTCTACATGAGTATGAGCAGGTTCTAAAGGACTGCCGTAACTATTGGCCAAAGA